GCAATCCGCCGGACATCGCATCGCTGCGATCGAACCTGACAGCCGCGCAACTGGGCCTGCTCGACAGCGCCGGGGCGCTCCTGGCCGCTTCAACCCTTGCCCTGCGCGATACGGTTCGCGCCGAGGCGGCGCCCGGTGCCGCCGAAGTGCTGCTGCTGGCCTATCTGCCGGCCCTGCTGGACCCGGCCATGCCCGAGGCCCGCCGTGCCAATATGCCGGTCGGATGGCATGCGCCCGCCTTCGACCGGCTGCAGCTGGAGGATTACGACTGGCTGACCGGCGGCGCGGACGGGCTGCGCGCCGGCGCCTATGCCGCCACGCAGGCGCGGCTCGGCTATCCTGTTTCGGCGCAGGACTATCTCGCCGGCTTCGTGCTGCATCCCGCGGAACGCTTGGCCTGGCGGCGCATCGACGCCGGGGCGGATGAGGCGCGGGCAAGGGGCGTGACGGATACCTTCATCTGGGCGCTTCCGCAGATCTGCCGCGACGGGTTCGTGCGGCTCCCGGACTTTGGAGAGGACGATTCGATGCAGGCTTTCGATGACCTTGCCTATCCCCTGTCGCTTGGCCTGGGGACTTCGGTGACGCCCGAGTTTTCGACCAATGTCACGGTCACCGCTTCCGGCCATGAGCGGCGTAACAGCCTGTGGTCGGATGCGCGGCTCCGGTTCGATGTGGGGGCCGGGGTCCGCTCGGAAGCCGACCTCGGAACGCTTGTCGCCTTCTTCCGCGCGCGGCGCGGGGCGGCGCGTGGCTTCCGGCTGCGCGATCCGATCGATTTCAGCTCCAACGGCATGAACGGGACCCCGACCGGCCTCGACCAGCGGATCGGCACCGGCGACGGATCGCGCACGGTATTTCCGCTGACGAAGCAATATGGCGGCGGCGACGAGCCGCAGGTGCGGCGGATCACGCGGCCCGTGGCAGGTTCGGTGAAGGTTAGCGTCGATGGCGCCTTGCTGGCGACCGGCTGGACGCTGGACCCGCTTGGCGTGATCAACTTTGCGGTGCCCCCCGCTGCGGGCGCGGTGGTTCGGGCCGGCTTCCTGTTCGATGTTCCGGTGCGCTTTGCCGAGGACCACCTGCAGGTTTCCGGCGCGACCTTCGCCGCCGGAGAGGCGCCGTCCGTCCCCGTCATCGAGATCCGGGAGGATGCATGACCAGGGTCTGGTTTTCGCAGGAGCTGGAAACGGTCGCCACGTTCTGGCGGGTGTTCCGGAGCGACGGGGTCGCGCTCGGCTTCGTAACGCATGACGCGGATCTGTGGTTCGGTGATCTGCTGCACCGCGCGGCTCCGGGCATGATTCCTTCGGCGATCCGCCGTTCGGCCGACCTTGAGCCCGACAGCGCGGAGATCGACGGGGCGCTGACCCATGACGCGATCAACGAGGCGGACCTTGCCGCCGGTCGTTACGATGGTGCGCGCATCGTTGCGGGCCTGGTCGACTGGGCGACTCTGGAGAGCGAGGTTGTCTACGAAGGGTCGATCGGCACCGTTTCGCAGGATGGCGGGACGTTCAATGCCAGCCTGCGGTCACGCAAGGCGGACCTCCAGATCGACCTGCTTCCCCGGACCAGTCCGACCTGTCGGGCCCGGTTCTGCGGACCCGGTTGCTCGCTTTCGGCGGCCCGTTTCACGCACGATGTGACCCTTGCTTCGGCCGATCTTGCCGGGAACACCGTCGTCATCGCTTCCCCCATCTCGCCAAGTGCCTTCGCGGGCGGTGAGCTGCGGTGGATCGATGGGCCGCTCGCGGGCACACGCACGGCCATCGTCGACAGCGTCGCCGGTGGCTTGCTGTTGGCGCGGCCGCTTCAGGTGGCGATCCCGGCCGGCACGCGGGCGAGCTTGCGCGAAGGCTGCGATCGCACGCTGGGAACCTGTCACGAACGGTTCGGCAACGCGATCAATTTCCAGGGCGAGCCGTTCCTGCCCGGCAATGACCTGATCGCCCGTTATCCGGTGGCGCCATGACTTGCCCGATCGCCTTTGCGCAAGCGGCCGAAGCCCTGGTGGGCTGCCGTTTCCGTCTTCATGGGCGCCGGCCCGAAACCGGCGTCGACTGTGTCGGCCTCGTCGTGGCCGCTCTCGATGCGTGCGGGCAGCGTTGCGAACTTCCCACGGGCTATCGGATCCGCACCGGCGAGTGGCCCGATGCCGACAGCTGGGCGGAGCGCAACGGGTTCGAGCCGGCCACGCAGGAATGCCGCACGGGTGACGTGTTGCTGGTGAGGCCGGGGCCGGGGCAGCTCCACGTTCTTGTGGTTGGCCCGGACCCGGAGCGAATGATCGAGGCCCATGCGGGACTGCAGCGGGTCGTCCGCAGCCGGGCTCCCGCCGCTGGTGCCATCGTCGGGCACTGGCGCCCCAAACCGAGCTACTGACGAGGATATCCACCATGGCCACTCTTGTCTTTTCAGCCCTTGGCACGCTGATTGGCGGACCGCTTGGCGGCGCGATCGGTGCGCTGGTCGGGCGGCAGGTCGATTCCGCGATCATCGGTTCGCTTTCGCGGGAAGGTCCGCGGCTGAAGGAGCTGTCTGCCAGCACCTCGAGCTATGGCGCCACGATTCCGCGGCACTTCGGGCAGATGCGGGTCAGCGGTTCCATCATCTGGGCGACCGACCTGGTTGAGCACCGCGATTCCCAGGGTGGCGGCAAGGGCCGCCCTTCGGTGACAACCTATTCCTATTCCGCATCCTTTGCGGTGGCGCTGTCCAGCCGGCCCTTGCGCGGCATTGGCCGGATCTGGGCCGACGGCAACCTGCTGCGGGGCGCGGCGGGAGATCTCAAGACGGGCGGGATCATGCGGTTCCACTCCGGTCGTGGCGATCAGGACGTCGATCCCCTCCTCGAGGCTGCCGAAGCGACCCTGCCGAGCCCGGCCTACCGCGGCCTTGCCTACGTGGTGTTCGAGGATCTGCATCTGGAGGATTTCGGCAATCGCATCCCGGCGCTGACCTTCGAGGTCTTTGCGGACGAAGGGCCGATCTCGATTGCGCAACTGGCGGACGGGGTGTTTGACGACCTGTCCAGCGACGCCTCCCTGCCCGGCATCGCAGGTCTGACGCAGGAGAGTTCGCTCGCCGAAACGCTGGATCAACTCCAGCCGATCATCCCCCTGTTCTATGATGTGAACGCGCAAGGACTGAAGGTTACAGGGGAGACGGCCAGCTCGATTCTCACCCTGCGCGAGGCCACCGCTGCGGTCAGAAAGGACGAGTTCGGGCAGAAGACCGGCTTCGCCCTGAAGCGCGCCGGCAGGCATGGAGCCGCGCCGGGGGCGTTGCGCTACTATGACACCGGGCGTGATTACCAGCCGGGGGTGCAGAACGCATCGGGCGCCATGTCCGTCGGACAACCCAAGGTCGTCGAGATTCCCGTTGCGCTGGGCGCGACCTCTGCGCGCCACCTGATCGAGGCCGCATCGCGCCGGATCGACTGGTCGCGCGAGACACTGCTGTGGCGATCGTCCGAACTTGATCCGGCCTGCCGACCGGGCACGCTCGTCACGGTGCCCGGCCTGCCGGGGATCTGGAGGGTGATGACCTGGGAATGGCGGGACAGTGGGGTTGAGCTCAGCCTTGCCCGCACCCCGTTTGCCGGCGCACCGCCCACGCTCTCGCTGCCATCCGACACCGGACGAGCCGCGACTGCCCCTGATCGCGAGATCGGGACCACGTGGTTGCGGGCGCTCGAACTGCCGTGGGATGGCAGCGGAGCCGGCGATGTTCCCCTGCTGCGCGCGGCCGTCTCGTCATCGTCATCAGGCTGGACGGGGGCCGCGCTGTACCTCGACGAAGGCGATGGCCAGCTGGTTCCGGTGGGATCTTCGGGCCGTGTGCGGGCAACGGCAGGCACCTGCGTGGGAACGCTTGCTCCGGCCTCGCCGCTCATGATCGACCGCCGCAACACCCTTACCGTCCAACTCATCGGTGAGGACATGATCCTTGCCGATGCCACGCTGCGGCAGTTGGCGATGGGGGCCAATCGGGCCCTGGTCGGCAACGAGATCATCCAGTTCTGCCGCGCGACCCCCCTGGGGGGCGGGCAGTGGCGGCTCGATACCCTGCTGCGCGGGCGTGGCGGTACCGAACAGGCCATCGCAAACCATGCGGCCGGCGAAGCGTTTGTCCTGCTCGACGATGCTCTGGCAGTGCTGGACGGCAGTGCGGCGGCACACAGTCCCGCAACGCGGGTCAAGGCGATTGGCGCCGCCGACGAGGGGCCTGCAAGCGCCGACATCCTCTGTCGCGGGCTGACCCAGAAGCCGTTGTTTCCGGTGCATCCGCGCGCTGTCCGGCTGGCCGATGGCAGCCTGCAGCTCACCTGGGTCCGGCGCGCCCGCGCGGCTTGGCTCTGGCGAGATCAGGTCGACACGCCGCTTCATGAGCAGAGCGAGGCCTACGAGGTGCTGCTTGGCTCGGAAGCAGAGGCCCTGTCCATCTGGGTGACGTCGGCTCCGGAACTGACGATCCCGGCAGCCACCGTGTCCGAACTCATGGCCGCGCACCCCGGCCGGCCCCTCATCGTCCGCCAGCGTGGCAGCTACGCGAGTTCCGCGCCGCTGTACCTCGCAACTCTCAGCTAGCGAATGGA